CCCGAGATGAAAGTTCTGCACACGACTCGCCTAGGTCTGAACTTGGTTCCGAATGAAGGTCCACACCCCAAAACCAAAATGTTTGAGGAAGGGGAGATGAATCTTTATTCAGGAATTCAAGTTATTGGTCATACAACCGAATTGCCCAAATACCGCTCCCGTGTTCGTCGCTCGATGATAAGCGATAAGATTGAGGAGCATTGCGGTCAACCATGTAGATGGAGAGCACCTTATTTGAAAGAGCCTTGGGTGCATCACAACAAAAATTTGAAAAGGATCGCTAAGGGAGCTTTTGAAGTCCCACCAGAATCTTTGAGATGGGCTAGAGATGATTATTGGAATCAAATTCTTAAACCCCTCCGTGATCATATAGCAAAACGTCCAGATCTATGTCGTGAATTGACATTGGACGAAGCTATTAATGGAGTTAAGGATTCTTGGTATATGAACAGATTTGATATGAAGACTTCAGCAGGCATCCCAAATGGAAACAAGCTCAACAGTGGCCTGTTCGTTGAAATCGAACCTTATGAAGACGGTCGGAAACGATATAAACTGTCTGATGAGGGGCAAAAATATTTTGACGATATGATGGCAACTTTTGATCGTGGAGAACGCATAGGAATTTACGTACGAACATGCTTGAAAGATGAGGTCGTTGAGGATGACTCAGAAAAGGTGAGAATCTTTTACATCCTTGAATGCCTTTTTGGACTTGCATGTCGCATGTACTATCTTCCCATTGCGGAATTCATTTCTAGAAACCCCATGGAAACAGAGTGTATGGTAGGTGTCAATTGTGCTGGACCCCAGTGGGAAAAGCTCGTTGCACATATCAACGAATTGGCCACCGATGCCAAACTCAATGATTGGGATTTCAGTGGCTACGATCTTTGTCGTTCGATGGATGTGATGTGTACATCATTGAATATATACGAGGATGTTGGCCGAGAAATGTGTTACTCTCAGAAAGCACTCAACCGAATGGGTGTTATCGGCGAAGAGCTTAGGAATCCGATGGTGAATTGGAATGGAACGATAATGTTTTTGTTCCTCTGGTGTTCCGGAAATAGTATGACTGTGTACGGGAATAGCACTGATAATTCACTTCATCAAAGGATTTCTTTCCATTGGAACGGCGTTCGTGAGCGCGGTGATAAGTTTTATGAACTTGGTACGTATCAAGAGAACGAACACACTGCTACTTACGGCGACGACGGACACGCAGGATCTAAACCCG